GTTAAAGAGGCTGCACAAGATGCTTACTATGATGATGATTTTGATGCTTACGTGGAACAGCCTCACCCAAAGAGGATGCTACGGTTGCAGTGTCGCAGTGAACTTCAGGAAAGAGGGTATAAACGCCCTAAAGTTGGAGTAGCTGAAGCAAAAGTTAAGATAGAGTGGGGTAAAGTAGTTGGAACAGAGCAGAAAATACCTAGGGTGTACGTAAACCTAGGCGCCGATTCTCCGCTCTCGGCTGGTCATGCCATACAGTACCTTAAGGAGGGTTTTCAACCAATTCGTTTAGGCGATGCAGAAGCTCAATTCGCCATTGAGCCAACCAAAGCCGAAATCCTCCGTTTGTTACTCCGTGTTATGGAAGGTGGGCCCTGTGAATTCATTTACTTCTCAGACGACTCGTGTGTAGGAATTGAGTGTACCGATGGTCGGTGGATGGCCAACGTGGATATCAGTTCGTGTGATGCAAGCCATTCGAGCGTTCCTTTTCGTGTGATACAACAGATGGGTTCTGTCAATGTGGAATTGGCAGAGGAAATAAGACTTGCTGTGCGGCAATGTGGGGGTAAATTACGTTTCAACTCCTACGCTGACAAAGACCACTATGTTTTACTAGAGCCATGTGCCGGGCCTATACTGTATTCAGGGAGTGTATTGACTACAGTGGTAAACAATGTGGCAAACTTGTTAATTTTTAGTAGCATCGTTGAAAGTTTAAAGAAGGGTAAACCAATGATGAAAGATTGTGCTGAAATAGTGCGATTGGCAGCTGAGGACGTTGGCTATATAGTCACGTGTGAGGAATGCCTCATTCCACAAAAACTCCAATTCCTAAAACACTCTCCAGTTAATTCAAGCACCGGCTGGGCCCCAGTGCTGAATTTAGGAGTGATATTTAGGATGATGGGAAATTGTTGGGGTGAACTCCCGAAATGCAGTAAGATTGGATTAGTCTCTGCTGCTAGGCGCTGGAACTCCCAGATGACCTCGGGTTTGATCGAAGCAGGAGATCATAGTATCACTAAGTATTTTAGACAAAGATATGGAGTCTCTAAAAAGAAACAAGTTTGGGAGGGTGTGTTAGCAATGGTAACGGGTGGTTACTGTGGTGGGTATGTTGAGGACGACGAACTCA